GCAATTATAGAACCTTAATTTGGCTTTTATAACTTTCTATGTTATAATTAGCTAAATGCATTATATAATAGAAACATCTGATCAACTTAAGTACTTAAAGTTAAATAGTTGCTATGATAGTTGTTTTATCAATATTATACCTAACAATGATTCTTTTCACCCTAAATTAACAGGTGTAAATTGTGTTTATTATAGATGCTCTCAAACTAAAGGTTATATTTTACCTATTAATCATACTGAATCATTTAATCTAGACTGGTCTCAAGTATTAGATTTTATAAAACAACATAAAATAATTCATGTTATAGATAAGAAATTTCATGATTATTTTATTCCAGAAACTGTACAATGTACTGATATAAATTTTAAATTAATAAATGATGGAAAAGATGCTATCAAAACTAATGAATATAACACAGTTGCTCACAACTATTTCTACAGACAACATTACTTTAGGAATAATGTTAATAGTTTAATTCCAATCTCAAAACATTATGAGAAATGGGAATCTATTTATCCTTTAGTTGAAGATTATTTAGACAATCAAATTGATCAATATTTTGATTATGAGTATACAGGTGTATTTAAAACTATAGAAGAAAATGGTATTAAAGTATCACCATCTAAATTCAAAAATTATTTTGAAACAACTCATGATGAATTTTCAATAACTAAAAATAAAATACATACTAAGTTTAATTTATATAATATTACAACTAGACCTAGTAATGCTTTTAATAATATTAATTTTGCAGCTTTACCTAAAGAAAATGGAGCTAGACAATCATTTATTCCATCAAATGATATTTTAGTAGAATTTGATTTTTCAGCTTATCATCCAAGTATTATTTCTAAATTAGTCAATTATGATTTAGGAGATAAACCATATCAACATTTAGCTGAAGTAATGGAAGTAGATGAAAATGAGGCTAAAGAAATAACATTCCAAAATTTATATGGAGGTATTAGACCAGAATTAAGAGACAAGCCTTATTTTAAAGAAATTAATGATTTTGTAAGTCAATTATGGAAAGACTTTAATACATTAGGATTTATATTTTTAGGTGGATTTAGAAAATTATCTAAAGACAAGTTAGATAACCCATCACCACAAAAGCTATTTAATTACTTAATTCAAAGTAAAGAAACAGAAAATAATGTTAAAATATTAACTGAATTATTTGAGTATTTAAAAGATAAACAAACTAAGATTGTGATGTACACTTATGATTCAATTTTATTTGATTTTTCTAAACATGATACTAAACAATGTTTGGTTGATATTAAATCAATTATAGAAAAAAACGGTTTCAAAACTAAATTTCAACATGGACAAAATTACGGTTTCACAGATTGATGACATATTTATCGGGCGACCAATAAACCAAGAAACTGTGAGTAATAAACTGTTTTGCACCTTCGTCCAAAGAGAATATTTAGACGAAGCAATCGCCGATATAACATCCCAATATACAATTTTATATAATAAAATATTTGTTTTAGAGTCTAAACAAACTCAAGAATATATTTGTACTTATAATATTGATCGATCAACTTTTGATAATCAAATTCCTTATAATACAATTTTAGTTCATAGAAAAAAAGAAACAAATACTTTATATACTATAAACGCTCTTAATACCTTAATCAGATCATTAAATGAAGGAATAGCAGATCCTAATTATAAAATCGATTGGTTTGATTATAGGAATATGATTTTACTTACTCAAAATGACACATTAAGAAAAGTAGGTACAAAAATCTTTAAAATTATTGAACTCTAAGTTTGGCCTTCTAGAATCCATTAGTTATATTAGTAACAAATAAAGTTACAATATGAGTATGGATTTAAATGCAATTAAAAATCGCTTGCAAACATTGCAAAACAAAAAACCAGGTGGTAACAAAGAAGATCGTTCAAAACACTTCTGGAAACCAACTGTAGGAAAACAGGTAATTCGAATTGTACCTTCAAAATTCGACAAGTCTAACCCATTTAAAGAGGTTTTCTTCCATTATGGAGTTGGAAATCGTTCAATGGCTGCTCTAACAAATTGGGGTGAAAAAGATCCAATTGTTGAGTTTGTTTCACAACTTCGTAAAACTTCTGACAAAGAAAATTGGCGTTTGGCTAAAAAAATTGAGCCAAAAATGCGTATTTTTGCTCCTGTAATTGTTCGTGGTGAAGAAGAAAAAGGAGTACGTTTGTGGGAGTTTGGTAAAGCCATGTACATGGAATTGTTATCTATGGCTGAGGATGAGGATATCGGGGACTACACAGCAGTTGTTGATGGTCGTGATATCTTGATTGAAACTACAGGACCTGAAACTAATGGTACTATGTACAATAAGTCATCAGCACGTGTTCGTACTAAACAAACTGCTTTAAGTGATAATAATTCTCAAGTAAAAGAATGGTTATCTGAACAGCCTGATGTTACTACACTTTACAAAAAGTATGAATTTGATGAAATGAAGGATATGTTGATGAGTTATCTTAACCCAGAAGCAGAATCTGAAACATCAGAAGATTCTGAAAGTGAATCACCATTTGTTGAAGAAACTCCAAAATCAACCTATTCAGAACCAGCTCCTAAAAAGAAGAGCAATTTTGACGAAGACGAATTTGATTCACTTTTTAACGACTAATCTTTATGGCTAAGAAAAGTGAAACCTCAGCTAGTGAAGCGGTTAAAGGTGCTGTAAAAGGCACCTTTAGTCTCGATTCATTTAAGAAATCAAAATTTTTAAGCGCTAGTAGTGTTAAATTTAAAGAGCAGCAGTGGATTCCTTTATCTTCAGCCTTTCAAGACATTGTAACATTACCTGGTATTCCGCATGGTCACATAACTTTGTTACGTGGTCATTCGGATACTGGTAAAACAACAGCTTTACTTGAAGTAGCTGTTAACGCTCAGAAACGAGGTATTTTGCCTGTGTTTATTATTACTGAGATGAAATGGTCTTGGGAGCATGCTAAGATGATGGGTCTCCAAGTTGAAGAAATTGTTGACAAAGAAACAGGAGAAGTTACTGATTATAATGGATTCTTTATTTATGTAGATAGAGGTCGATTAAATACAGTAGAAGATGTAGCAGAATTTATTCTTGACCTGCTTGATGAACAAAAGAAAGGTAATTTACCTTATGACTTATGTTTCTTGTGGGATTCAATTGGTTCTGTTCCATGTGAAATGTCTGTTAAGTCAAACAAAAATAATAATGAGTGGAATGCAGGTGCTATGAGTACTCAATTTGGTAATAATGTTAATCAACGTATATTGTTATCAAGAAAAGAATCATCACCATACACCAATTCATTAGTTTGTATCAATAAAATTTGGGTTGATAAACCAGCTACACCAATGGAAATGCCTAAAATGAAGAACAAAGGTGGAAATACTATGTTCTTTGATTCAACTTTAGTAGTTACATTTGGTAACATTACAAATTCAGGTACATCTAAGATTAAAGCATCTAAAGATGGTAAACAAGTTGAATTTGCTAAACGTACTAAAGTATCTGTAGATAAGAATCACGTTAATGGTGTTACTACAATGGGTAGAATTATTATGACTCCTCACGGATTCATTGAAGAAGATCCTAAAGCAGTTAATGAGTATAAAAAAGATCATGCTCATGAATGGCTTCAAGTATTAGGAAGTACTGACTTTGATATTATCGAAGAAAGTGAAGTTTCTGAAGACGTAAGAGATATTTTTGATACAGCTGATGAATAAAGACTTTAAATCTATACTAGACAATATAAAAGCAGCAACTAAGGAGGACTTAAAACCAAAAGTCCTCCTAGTTGACTCTATGAATACATTTTTAAGAAGTTTTGCTGTTATTAACCATATGAACCCCCATGGGCATCATATTGGAGGATTAACAGGGTATCTAAAATCAATTGGATTTGCTATTAGGCATATTAATCCAACTAGAGTAATTTTGATTTTTGATGGTCCTGGATCAACAGTGAACAAGAAAAATTTGTATTCTGATTATAAAGGAAATAGACATATTTCAAGAATTACTAATTGGGAAGGGTTTGAATCTCAAGATGATGAGAGTGAATCTATTGTTAACCAAATGAGAAGACTAATGTATTATTTACAATGTCTTCCTGTAGATGTAACAATTATCGACCGTTTAGAAGCTGATGATATAATCGGTTATATAGCGGGTAAATACGATGGAGATGTCACTATTATGTCATCAGATAAAGACTTTTTACAACTAGTTAGTGATAAAGTAACAGTTTATTCTCCTACTAAAAAATTGTTTTACACTCCTAAAACTGTTAAAGAAGAATTTGGTATTCCTGCTACAAACTTTTTAAACATGAAGGTACTATTAGGTGACTCATCTGATAATGTACCTGGTGTTAAAGGTTTAGGTATGAAAAAACTAGTTAAATTCTTCCCAGAATTAACAGAAGAAAGTAAAGTAGATTTAGATTTTATTATTAATAAAAGTCTTAATGGATCAGAAACAACAAAAGGTTCATTATATGGAAATGTTTATAATTTTAAACATCAATTAAAAATAAATGAACAATTAATGGATTTATCCAATCCAAACATCCCAGACGATGCTAAGGAAGAAATTGACGAAATGTTAAATAATCCTAAGTCTAGTCTAAACAAAGCAGAATTTTTGGAAATGTACCAAGAAGATACTTTAGGAAATGCTATACCAAATGTAGAAAATTGGTTAATAAGTATTTTTACTTATCTTTGTACTTCCAAAAAATGATAGTTATATTTAATAAAAGTTATGGTAAATAGTTTCAATAAATTATCACAGTATGGGCTACCGTTTCAGTTAAAAGTTCTAAATATTCTTTTAACTAATAAGTCCTTTATTCTAAACATTAGGGACACTATTAGTCCTGAATATTTTGACAATCAATCTTTACAATGGATTGTTAGTCAAACTCTAAAATATTTTGATAAGTATCATACATCACCTACATTAGAAGCACTTCAAATTGAAGTTAAAAAACTTGATAATGATGTTTTAAAAATAGCGGTTATTGATCAATTAAAAGAAGCTTACAAATTATCTTCAAATGATTTAAAATATGTTGAAGAAGAGTTTAGTACATTTTGTAAAAACCAACAATTAAAACAAGCACTTTTAAGTTCAGTTGAGTTATTAAACTCAGGAATGTATGATGATATCAGAATCTTAGTAGATTCAGCTCTTAAAGCAGGCCAAGAAAAAAATATTGGTCACGAGTATAATAAAGATGTTGAGTCTCGATACAGAAATGATATTCGTAATTTTGTACCTACACCTTGGCCAGTATTTAATGAATTATTAGTAGGTGGTTTAGGTAATGGTGATTTCGGATTAATTTTTGGTAGTCCAGGTGGTGGTAAATCTTGGTCATTAGTAGCCTTAGGAGGTCAAGCTGTTAAATTAGGTTATAATGTTGTACATTATACTTTAGAATTGTCTGAAGGTTATGTTGGAAAACGTTATGATTCTTTCTTTACTGGAGTACCTGTTAATAATATTGA